TTATAGAAAAAAATTTTTCTAATCAACTTGATTTTAAATACAAAGATGACTTAATGGATATTTATAAATCAGATGATCCTAGAGCTAATATTGAAAACAGAGCAAGAAAATTTTCAACTAATTCTATTAATAGTTTGTTAGATGATTTAAATCTACCTGTTGATGTAAGAAGAGATAATTACGGAACAAACTTTGATAAAATATTTAATGTAGCTCCAAACACTAACGTAACTTTAGATGCATACAAATCAGATGATGGAGACTTTACAGGAGATTTAAATCTTAGGTATTCAAATAGAGGAAAATATGGAAATATAGATTTGCAATCTGAAATAAATGAGCTAGGAGATACGCAAGATAAAATTAAATATAACCAAGATATAGGGCCATTTTCAATACAAGCAGGAAAAACATCTGGAAGAGACGCAACAGGATCTGTAAGTTATAACTTACCCAGTATGTCTGTTGGTAACGCTCAAACCATTCAAGCGAGAGCTGTAGTTGATAATCTATTAAACGCTAAAGGACAACTGGATTATATGTACAACAACCCAAATACGGGATATTTTGTTAATGCTGGACTAGGGCTTAACTCACAAAGAGGCCCAGAGTTTAATTTAAAATTTGGTAAAAACTTTTGAACCTAGCACATCTTTCTGATCAAGAGATTAAAGAAACACTTATACTCAAAGAACGTCTTGAGTTATTAAAAAAACAACAAGGTTGTCAAGAAACATTCTTAGAGTTTATTAATCACATGTGGCCTGAGTTTATTTGTGGCCGTCATCATAAAATATTTGCAGAAAAGTTAGAGGATGTTGCAAATGGTAAATGCAACAGGCTTATTATTAACATGCCTCCTCGTCACACCAAGTCTGAATTTTGTTCTACTTATTTTCCAGCTTGGATTATGGGTAAACAGCCAAGAAGAAAAATTATGCAGACCACTCATACAGGTGAGTTAGCTGTAAGGTTTGGTCGTAAAGTTCGTAACATGATGGATGCTGAAGAATACAAACAGATCTTTCCTAAAGTAGAACTACGAGCAGACTCTAAATCAGCGGGTCGTTGGGAAACTGACAAAGGCGGAGAATACTTTGCCGCAGGTGTAGGAGGAGCTATTACAGGTCGAGGTGCGGATCTACTCATTATTGATGACCCCCATTCAGAGCAAGACGCTTTGAGTCCTACGGCTATGGAAGCCTGTTGGGAATGGTACACTTCTGGACCTAGGCAGCGTTTGCAGCCTGGTGGAGCTATCATTCTTGTTATGACGCGTTGGAGTTCAATTGATCTAACGGCTAAGTTGCTAGAATCACAAAAAGAATCTTCAGCTGACCAATGGGAGGTTGTAGAGTTTCCAGCTATTTTTCCTGAAACAAACAATCCTTTATGGCCCGAGTTCTGGTCTATAGAAGAATTAGAAAAAGTAAAAGCTTCTTTACCTGTGCAAAAATGGAATGCACAATGGATGCAAACACCTACCTCTGAAGAAGGCTCTATTGTCAAAAGAGAGTGGTGGAATGCTTGGGAAAGCGAAGCTTTGCCTCCAGTAAGTTATATTATTCAAAGCTACGATACAGCTTTTAGTAAAAAAGAAACAGCAGACTATTCAGCTATTTCAACGTGGGGTGTATTTAAACCTACACCCGATTCTCCTGATTGCATTATATTATTAGATGCGCAGAAAGATCGTTGGGATTTTCCAGAATTGAAAAGAGTAGCTTACGAAGAATATCAATATTGGGAACCTGATATGGTATTGATTGAGGCAAAAGCTTCGGGTACTCCTTAACTCACGAACTCAGAAGATTAGGTATACCTGTCGTTAATTACTCTCCAACCAGAGGACATGACAAATCTACAAGAATGCACTCAGTTGCACCTATCTTTGAGTCTGGTTTNGTTTATGCNCCCGAAAGAAANTTTGCAGAAGAAATGATAGAGGAATGTGCTTCATTTCCCTTTGGTAAAAATGATGACCTATGCGATACTATGACTCAAGCTTTAATGAGATTTAGAGAAGGTGGTTTAGTTTCTCTTGGGGATGATTACGAAGATAGAGAGAAAGCGCCAGTAAAGAGGGTATACTATTAAGATGTTATTAATATTTCTTACAGAATATGAGGATGAAGGTACAACATTTTGTGGCCCATGCATTATTTCAGAAAACTGGAGTCAAGCAGAAAAAGAAGCTACACGTTTTAATTTAAAAATTGTTGGCACTTTGGTTGATGCATTCCCAAGCTCTATAATTGAGAAAGAAGAAAAAAGAGTACTACACTAATGGCAATAGAAAAAGAAATTAATCCAACGGTTTTAAACGAAGANAATCAAGTGCCGCTTGGTCAAGAAAACATGAAAGTTGCTATTGAAGCAATTATGGAATCAGGAACCGAAGGTTTTGAAATGCAAGAAGATGGTAGCGCTATTTTAGGCGAAACCATGACCGAAGAAGTAGAAACAGGCTTTGACGAAAACTTAGCTGAAATCTTAGACGATCAACAACTAGCAAATATATCAAATGAGTTAATGGCTGGTATTGAGAAAGATAAAGCCTCAAGAGAAGATTGGGAAAAAACTTATACTGATGGATTGAAATATTTAGGCATGAAGTTTGATGCTGAAAGATCTGAACCTTTTGCAGGTGCATCTGGTGTAATACATCCATTATTAGGTGAAGCTGTAACAACCTTCCAAGCTCAAGCTTACAAAGAACTTTTGCCGTCAGGTGGTCCAGTTAAAACTCAAGTAATAGGAGCTTATGATTCTTTAATAGAAGAACAGGCACAAAGAGTTAAAGAATTTATGAACTATCAAATTACTCATGTAATGGAAGAGTTCGATCAAGAATTAGACCAACTATTATTTTATTTACCACTAGCAGGGTCTGCATTTAAGAAAGTTTATTATGATGAAAGTTTAGGTAGAGCTGTATCTAAGTTTATTGCGCCTGAAGATTTAATTGTTCCTTACTACACAACCGATTTAGAAACCTGTCCTAGAATTACTAATGTTGTAAAAATATCAGAAAACGAAGTTAGAAAATTACAAGCAGTAGGTTTTTATAGAAAGATAGATTTAGAAAGTGGTAATAACGCAGAAAACTATTCTGGTGTTAAAGAAGAAATAGACAAGCTTTCTGGNATGGAACCATCTTACGATGATGGAGAGGTATCTGTTTTATACGAAGTTCATTGTAATTTAGATATTGACGGTTACGAAGACGTTGACGAAGAAGGCGAAATGACTGGAATTAAACTTCCTTATATCGTTACCATAGATGCTAATTCAAATGAAATCTTATCGGTTAGAAGAAACTACAAAGAAGATGATGAACTGAAAAACAAAATAGAATACTTTGTACATTTTAAATTCTTACCTGGTTTAGGTTTTTACGGATTTGGTTTAACTCACATGATTGGTGGTTTATCTAAAGCATCTACCTCAATCATGAGACAGTTAATTGATGCAGGAACTTTAGCAAACTTACCTGCTGGTTTTAAAACTAGAGGTATTAGAATTAGAGATGAAGATACTCCTATACAACCAGGAGAGTTTAGAGATGTTGATGCGCCTGGAGGATCTCTTAGAGATTCAATACAACCGTTACCTTTTAAAGAACCAAGTGCCACACTTCTTAGTTTATTAAACATTCTAGTAAACTCAGGTCAAAAATTTGCATCTATTGCAGAAATCAATACAGGGCAAGGTAATCCAAATGCTCCTGTAGGAACTACATTAGCTTTGTTAGAAAGATCTACCAAAGTATTATCGGCTATCCATAAAAGGCTACATAATTCTCAAAAGAAAGAATTTAAAATATTAGCTAATGTATTTAAAGAATACTTACCGCAAGAATATCCATATGCAGTAGCAAATAATGAAACAACAATTAAGTTATCTGACTTTGATCAAAGGGTAGACATCTTCCCTATATCCAACCCAGATATATTTAGTCAGTCACAAAGAATTGCTATGGCGCAAGAAATGATGCAGCTAGTACAATCTAACCCACAAGTTCATGGGCCTAACGGTACTTACGAAGCTTATAAAAGAATGTATGCAGCGATTGGTGTAGATAACGTAGAACAAATACTTACACCACCACCTCCGACAGATCCACTTCCTATTGAAGCTGGTTTTGAAAATAATCAATTGTTATTAGGTCAGCAAGCTCAAGCATTCCCACAACAAAATCATGATGCACATATTGCTATTCATATGTCTTTGTTAAATACACCACCTGTTCAAATGAACGCTCAAGTTCAAGCTTTAATACATTCTCATATCATGCAACATTTGCAAATGAAGGCAGATATATTGGGTGAACAACAAATGCCACCAGAGGTTATGCAACAGTTCCAACAGTTACAACAACAGGCTCAACAAGCATCACCAGAAGAAGCACAAAACTTATCTATTCAAGCAGGCGACATACTGGCGCAATTCTCAGCCCCAATACTTGCTGAGTTGTTGGTAGAGTACAATCAAAAAGTTTCATCTCCTCAAGATGAAGATCCATTAGTTGCAATTAGAAAACAAGAACTTGCTCTAAAAGGTCAAGAGTTATCTATAGAACAGCAACAATTTTTAGCAGCTGAACAAAGAAAAATGCAAGAAGCGCAACAAAGAATAAATGTTGATAGAGAAAGAATTAATGCGCAAGAAGATATAGCAGAGCTTAGAGATGAAACTGCTAGAGCAAGATTAGAACAACAAGCTAGATTTAAATTGTTAGATGCCAGAAACAAAAACAGTTAAAGGTTGGTATTGGGATGACGTTAATAAACGCATGTACCGATGGCATGACTTGATGTTATTACTTAAAGAAAGAGAGTTAAAAAAACAAAATGCCAAAAAGCTGGACGAAAGAAAAAATTACTCGTATTAAGAAAAAAACATCTATCGGCAATAGTCGTTTAAGTGATGGCGCTGGAACTAATAAAAATCAACGGCGAAAAAAATATAGAGGGCAAGGTAAATAAAAACTTGCAAATAATTTATTTAACCAAGATAATAAACAACATGATAAAAAGAACTGAGATATCACAACAAAAAACTCCAACTGTAACCAAGAATAAAGCTAGGTACAGTAATAAAGGTCTTGCTCCTTTAAAAACAGATGCAGGAACTTTTGATGCCAATACAACACCTAAACCTGGAATGGGAAAAGGTAAAGCTAGAGGTATGGGCGCTGCCGAATATGGTGGCAAGTTTTCTGGCATTTATTAAGTGTCAGTAGTTTGGATAAGCCAAAAGTTTTTAAAAGAACTTGAGGCTCAAAAAGAAGGTGTGAAGGATGTTATTTTAGCTGGGGCTAAAGACTTTGCACAATATCAGTATCTGTGTGGACGTTACAGCTCTCTCGTTGACGCAGAAAATTCATTTAGGGAGCTGCTGGGAAAAATACAAGAAGATGCCGAAGATACACGTACCTGACCATGTTGCTAAAGCAATAGAACAAGAAACCAAAACCAAAAACGAAGCTAAGAAGAAAGAAAAAGAAACTTCTCCTACCGAGGGATCAATTCCTTATGTAGAGCAAAGTGCAAGAGTTTTAGATCCTACTCTTTTAGATAAATCAATTTTAGAAAGAATGCCTCAACCGACTGGATGGAGAATACTTATTCTTCCATACAAAGGTAAGGCAGTAACAGAAGGTGGAATCCACTTAGTACAATCAACAGTTGACAGAGAATCTCTAGCAACGGTTGTAGGGTATGTTGTTAAAATGGGTCCTGATTGCTACAAAGACTCTAGCAAGTTTGCTGAGGCTTGGTGTCAGGAAAAACAATGGGTGTTAATAGGAAGATATGCTGGCGCTCGCTTTAAGTTAGGTGATGAATCTGAATGTAGAATCATTAATGATGACGAAGTGATAGCTACCATTTTAGATCCTAATGACATCCTTGCAGTATAAGGAGCAAATATGTCAGAAGAAGCAAAAAAAGAAGAAATGTTTGATGAAGGTGAGATTGTTGAAGTAGATTTACCAGAAGAAAAACCTAGCGGTAAAATTGCAGATCTAGCGCCAAAAGAAGAAAATGATGAAGAGGCTGAAAAAGCTATTGAAGATGTGTCTGAAGAGCCAAAAGAAAAGGCAGAAGATGAATTAGAAGACTATTCTGAAAAAGTCCAAAAACGAATTAGTAAGCTTACTAGAAAATTAAGAGAAGCTGAAAGAGGCCAAGAATCTGCTTATGAGTATGCAAAAAGAATTGCAGAAGAAAATCAACATCTCAAAACTAGATCTTCAAGCTTAGATAAATCTTATCTACGAGAAGCAGAAAGTAGGCTAAAATCTCAAAAAGCACAAGCTTTAGCGGCCTTAAAAAATGCGCATGAAGTTGCAGATTATGAAAAGGTTGCCAAAGCTCAAGAAGTTTTAGCAAAAATAGCAGTAGAAGAAAACAAAGTAACTACTTCAAAAGCTCAACTAGAATATCAACAAAATGTTCAAGCAGAGCAACAAACCAACTATCAAAATTATGTTCAACAACCTCAACAAAACGCTGTTCCTCAGCTAGGAGAAAGAGAGCGGGCTTGGGTTGAAAAGAACGAATGGTTTGGTCAAGATGAAGTAATGACCATGGGTGCTATGGCAATCAACAATCAGTTAGAGGCTGAAGGCTTTGACGTTGGTTCAGAAGAGTACTATACTGAGGTCGATAGGAGAATTCGTAAAGAGTTCCCGCAGAAGTTTACAGAATCTTCTGTTAAATCTAAGCCTCAACAAAAGGTGGCTTCAGCTGGAAGAGTTGCTGGTAATCCAGGCTCTAACAAAAGACAAGTAAAATTGTCTCCATCTGAAGTTCAAATGGCTAAAAGATTAAACGTACCGTTAAGCGAGTACGCTAAATATGTTAAAAGGTAAAACTATGACAGAAGATAAAAAAAATTTAAACAGAACACCACGTTCTGCCGACACTCGAGCTAAAAAAGTTGCTCGCAAACCCTGGAGTCCACCATCAATGTTGGATACTCCTCCCGCACCTGAAGGTTATACCTACAGGTGGATCAGAGCTGAAATCGCAGGTAGCGAAGACAGAAAAAATGTAACTTCAAGGATGAGAGAAGGTTTCGATCTTGTCAGAGCCGAAGAGTTAGATGGATTTGAGCTTCCTACTTTAGATGACGGTAAACATGCGGGAGTAGTTTCAGTTGGCGGTTTGCTGCTGGCTAAGATTCCTAACGAAACGCGCGAAGAAAGAAACTCCTACTTTGCAAATCGTGCGCACACTCAGCAAGATGCTGTAGATAACGATTTATTAAGAGAATCTGACCCAAGCTCTCCGATGTTAAAACCAGAGAGATCAAGCAAAGTAACTTTTGGAGGTGGTCAACGTAGTTGATCATCATTTTTTTTAATTTTAAATAATATAGGTGACTTATTATGTCTAACAAAAATGCACCCTTTGGAGCAAGAGTAGTAGGTAAATTAGGTTCTGGTGTTGCTAACGGCGGCACAACAGAATATAAAATTGCTTCTGGCGCTTCTGGGAATATTTTTTCAGGCGATTTAGTTAAGATGCTTAATACTGGTACTATTTTAGTAGCAGGAGCTGGTGATGAATCAGTAGGCGTCTTTAGGGGTTGTCAGTATACTGATAGCAGCGGAGACGTTGTTTTTAGTTCTTACTACCCTGATGGAACTGTATCGTCCGATATTGTAGCGTTTGTGGTAGATGATCCTAATGCTGTATTTGAAATTCAGAGCGCAGGTTCTCCAGCGCAGACTGATGTTGGCTTAAATGCAGATATTTCTTATACTTCTGGCTCAACCAAAACTGGTATGTCAGCGGTAGAATTATCTGGAACAACAGCCGCAACAACTGCGACTTTCAGAATTATGGGCTTTAGCTCTGATCCAGATAACAGTACTACAGGTTCAGCTAACGTGAATGTTATAGTTAAGTTTAATGAGCATTTCTATGTCGATCCTACAGGAGTTTAATAATGGCAATAAATAGAGCGCAATTAGCGAAAGAATTAGAGCCTGGCCTAAATGCCTTATTCGGTATGGAGTATGCTAGGTATGAAGCAGAACATACAGAAATCTTTGATACAGAGAGTTCTGATAGAGCGTTTGAAGAAGAAACTTTAATCGTTGGGTTTGGTAATGCTGAAGTAAAAGCTGAAGGAAGCGGAGTCAGATTTGACAATGCTAACGAAGGTTATACTTCTCGTTATACTCACGAAACAGTTGCTTTAGCATTCGCGCTAACAGAAGAAGCTGTTGAAGATAATTTGTATGATCGTCTTGGTGCTAGATACACAAAAGCATTAGCTAGATCTATGGCTAATACTAAACAAATCAAAGCTGCGGCTGTATTGAACAATGCGTTCTCTACTGCTGGTGGTGATGGTGTATCATTAATCAATACTGCTCACCCTCTAGGGGGCGGCGGTACTTTAGCAAATAGAGCAACCACTATGGCGGATCTTAATGAAACTTCACTTGAAGATGCATTAATTAATATCTCTACATTTACAGATGATAAAGGTCTTAATATTGCACTAAGAGGAATGAAGTTAATTGTTCCACCTCAGTTGCAGTTTGTTGCTGACAGATTATTACAAACTCCTGGGCGAGTTGGTACTTCTGACAACGACATTAACTCAATCAGAAATCAAGGTATGATTCCTGATGGCTATGTTGTAAATCATTATCTAACAGATACAGATGCTTTCTTCTTGAAAACAGACTGTCCTGATGGATTTAAGTATTTTGAAAGATCTCCAATGCAAACTGCATTAGAAGGTGATTTCGATACTGGAAACATGAGATACAAAGCTAGAGAAAGATATTCATTCGGATATTCTAACTTCAGAGCCGTTTACGGTTCTCAAGGAGCTTAATTGAACGATTGATTGTAGCGTTTTTTACTCAACTACAATTATTGGGGGCTTAACGGCCCCCTTTTTTTCCTCTAAATTTACAATTCGTATAAAAATATGTAAAATTAAGGCATGAACATTCTTAGTGATGTTGTATCCTTATCTCAAAACCCATGTACGGGCGTTTGTTCAACTACGTATGGAGCAGACGAACAATGTGCTGGGTGTGGTAGAACTTTAGAAGAAATTAGAGATTGGAATAGCTATTCTGATTTACAAAAAAAACTAATAAATATAGACCTAGCGGTTAAATATGACATACGGCAAAAAAAGGAGTACAACAACATGTCAATAAATTCAAAAATTCAAGATATAAACGGTAGATTAATTACAGCTCAAGCATTAATAGAAATGGTAGGAGCAGATATGTTAGATCATTTTGGTAAAGACCCTATTATTAAAGAAACCTATGAATCATTAGTAGAAGCAAGAAATAAAGTATTAGAAGCAAAAAATTCACTTCCTATTGCTTTAGAAGATGCCTCATAGTAAGATTTAAAAATCTAGGGTGTTTAACTTGTTCTACCGACTGACCTAGCAGACAAAGCAAGACAGTAGAACTTATTTCCTAGGAGGAAATTATGGCTAATTCAACTTTTTCAGGTCCAGTAAGATCGCAAAACGGATTTCAATCTGTTTCAAAAAATGAAACTACAGGAGCAATTACTGTAGAGGCAACTTACGACACAAGACCTAACTTTAGAGTAACTGTAGATGATTCAACACTTAATACTGGAGCGGCTGTTACAACTACTTTAACTAAAGATCAGTCTGGAAGTATTTTTAATATTGATGGTACTGATGATATCGTAGTTAATATGCCAGCTTTAAGTACAGATAATGTTGGTATTACTTATGACTTTTTTGTAACTACAGCAGTTGCTGCTGGAAAAACAGTAACATTTGTTTTGCCTGGTGCTGGAGTTTCAAACTTTTTTGGAGCTTTATCTCTTATGGGCGGTGCTGCTGCTAACGCAGCTTCAGATGTTGCAGGTGATACTTTAACTTTACCAGCTACAACCGCTGTAAATGGAAGAGTAAAACTAACTTGTGTTTCTGACGATGGTACTAACTCTACTTGGAAAGCAGAAACTCTTTCAACACCAATAGCAACTATTGCTTAATAGGAGCTAAGTATGGCAGGTAGAATCGTAGGTTCTGATGTAAAAACAGCCACCAGTGTTAGCGCCGCTACAGGCGGCGCTGTATTACAAGCTGGCCGTTCAAGATTAAGAGGCTACATTATTGCAGGAGGGGCTTCTGACGGTACCGTAACATTTAGAAACGGTTCTGTTTCAGGTCCTACTCTTTTAATTGCTCCTTGCAACGCTAATGATACTGAAACTTTAAACATTCCAGATTCAGGTGTTTTATTTGAAGATGGTATTCATGTTGTATTAAGTAATATAGATAGAGTAACTGTTTTTCATTCTTAGTCATGGCTGAGAAGTCATCAATATCAAGGGTAGGAACAACTGAGCCTTTTGAGTTACAAGTCTCAAGAGGCCAAATTTCCTATCACAAAACTAACTTTAAATTTGGCTTTAATCCACTAGTTGTTGATTCCTTAGAAACCATTTGGGCGCAAGGCGGTTTATATACCTATCTATCTTCTGCTTCCACTCTTTATATATCAAGTTCATCAACAAATGATGATATAGCTGGTACTGGCGCAAGAACTG